AGAGCTAACTCCTCCTCCTCCAGACCCAACCTCAACTACTGAGCCGCCTGAAGTTTTTGTAAACAAACCTCCATCAGAGGTATTAATGGCAAGTTCACCTACAGTTAAATCACTTGCTGAAGGGTCAGCAGCTTTTCTTTTATGTAGTATATTTGCCATTTACCATGTACCACCATCGAGAACTGTAAAGTCTAATTGACCAGTTGATGAGTTAAATGTAAGGTTAGAACCACTCTTAGGTCCGAGATCACCTGTAGCTGCTGTTGAAAATAAAGGGAAGCATGTTGTATCACTTGATTCATCAGCAACTGTTACTGTAGTTGCTATTGCAGCTGTACCTGTTGTATCTTGGTTAAGTGTTCCTACGACAAGATCTATTGTTCCATCAGCATCTTGATATGTTGCTGTAATACCTGTTTCAGTATTACTAGTGAACATAGCACCAACAACATCCTGTATCTCTTCATCGGTTTGATCTGCAGTAGCTGAATCTTCAATAGCGTCTAGTTTAGACTTTAAAGCATTAGTAAAGTTATTTTGTGTTAAACCACCGTCGCCTACAGAATACGTGGTATTAGTATCAGATACAGTATTAGTAAAGGTTATCTTATCACCTGATCTAGCTACTGATAAACCAGTACCAGCTTCTAAAACTACATCATCAGTACCTGATCCATCTCCACCTGCAGTTAACCGTATTTTCTCTTCATCTGAATTATCTCCATCTACACAGGAAATTGAATACGTAGTATCTGTTCCAGATAATGAAGCCCAAGCTCCATCTCCTCTTAAATAAGTTGAACTAGATGCTGTACCACTAACATTAAGCATAGCCATATCAACAGCATCTGCTTGAATGGTAGCTGTACCTGTAACATTACCTGTACCATCAAATGAAGCTGATGTCCAAACTACATCTCCTGTCATTCCAATAGTTCTACCATTTGCTAGAGCTGTAGAAGTAGCAGAGTTACCTGTACATGATCCAGCAGATCCACTTGTATTACCTGTTACATTACCAGTTACGTTACCTTCTAAGTTACCTACAAGTGTACCTGTACTAACTGTTAAGTTACCAGTTGAATCAGCAGTAGCTGTAGTTGTACCTAATAGAAACTTATCTGTTGATTCATCCCATCCAATAAAAGCATTATCACCAGTTGAACCTCTTTCAATTAATAATCCGCAATCATTAGCGTTCGAACCAGCACCACTATTTAATTCAAGTAGATTATCTGAAACAGTTGTATTTGTAGTTGCTACGGTAGTTGTTGTACCGTTAACAGTTAAGTTACCAGTAACTACAACATTATTACTAAATGTCTTATTACCAGCTACTGTTTGTGCATTTGTTAAATCAACAAACGCTCCTGATCCACCAATCTTAAGTACACTAGCTGCATTACTACCACTAGTTCCTTCACCATAATAAAGTATATCATTACCTTCAGTAAACGCTAATTCTGCGTTTGCTAAATCTGAACTACTAGGTGCGGTTGATCCAGTAGATCTTTTTATTCTAATTTGAGCCATGTTTTAAAAGGAGCCTCCGTCCACAATAGTTGATTTGGTTGTTGTTGAATCTGCATAGAATTTAGAAGCAGAAGAATTATAATAAATAACAGAACCATCTACTGCAGCTGTCTGATCAATAATAAAATCAGCAAACCCATCTAGTTTGGTTTTGTCTTCATCAGTCATGAGTCCCCATGCTGATGTGGTGGCGGCAGGTAAGTCTGTATTACTACCTGATGAAGATATTAAAGATAAACCAGCTCCAGAAGTTGAGTATGATAGGTTTGTTGAACCTCCACCTCCACCTCCACTGCCAGTTACATCAATTAATTGGGAACCTTCTTTTACATATAATTGGTTTTGATCTTCAGCATAAACAATTTCACCTTCTTGTAAATCATCTAAGCTGGCATATAAATTTGAATAGGAACCCCTAGCCAATTTAATAGGGGTTCTAGTTGCTGGGGTTGCCATAATTTAAGATCCGAAATCGCCTCCATCGAATGTGTCTGGAACAGTCACTGATGAAGATCCGTTATCAAAATTACCACCATCCATAAAGTGACTTTGTAAATATGAGTTCAGTGTATAATGTGCTGAACCGAATCTACCATAATGAATACTTTCTACTAACCCTGCATCTGAAGGCCAGCCAATATTCTTACCATTAGCATCATAGTTTCTATAAGTCATATTTATACATCCACAGTTAGAGTTCCCATAGTTTCTTGAGCAGTGAACCAACTTACAGCTCTTTCCCTCTCAGCGTCATCAGAGTCACTAGCTGATCTATTTATATATAGAACACCAGCATCACCAAGCACGACTTGTATAGTATATTTAATTTTATTTGGTGTAATAACACTACCAGGATTATGTAATAAACCTGCAATATTTAAACTAGATGGGGTTGATGTAGAATCGCTTGTATAGTCAGAATTTGCCATAGTCAGTACTGGTACTCTATTACTTCCTTCTATACCTATATTTAGATTTGCACCTTTATTTTCATAACCTGATGAAGCTACACCATTAACTGTAGAACCTGCATTATGTACTGCAGAACCAGTATAGTTATTACTTAGATACGATGTTGATTGAACTACATCTGAACTATTTAAAACTTCAACTTTAATTCTAAAATTAGTAGCATGATCTTGAACGCCTTCAAACATCATATGTGAATTTAATAGTATTAAACTAGAAGATATCTGTGGAGTTATAGTTACAGTTACAGGAGTATCATAAGCAGTATCCGCTGTTAGATTACCTGAAACCGCTACTCCTGCAGCTGGATTTGTTATACCACCACTCGCTACACCATATGGTTTAGAATATACATTAGATTGTACATTAGATGCAGCCCACTCAGGAGCTGTTGCACCATTGTTAACTCTTAACTGCTGTCCAGCTGTACCTTTAGCTAATCTATTCCAAGCATCAGTACCTGTACCATAAATTATGTCTCCTTGTACTATTGATAAATCAGTCTTAGGAGCTGTTATCTGGTTATCTGCTATATGAACTGTATCTATACTTCCGTCTACATATTGATCACTGTCAACTGAGTTAGCAGACATATGAACTAGATCTATACTTCCGTCTACATATTGGTCACTGTCAACTGAGTTAGCTGACATGTGTTCTAAATCAATTGAACCAGCTACATAATGTTCAGAATTGATTACGTCATTCTGAATATTATCTCCATCTATACAGTCACCCTCCAACATTGCATGTTCAACTGCACCAGTATCTATAGTCCAAGTACTACCTGATACAGTTATATCACCTTTATCACCATTAGTTAAAGCAGTACTTGTTACATTAGGTAACTCTTCTACTTTATATCTTAGTTGATTAAAGCTATCATTTAATTCTTTTGCTGTTATAGTACTACCAGCATTAAATGTATTAATAGCTGTAGTAACATTTGTTACTCTTTTTACTAATACTTTAGTAACATCATCAGATAAAGCTGAAGTAAAAGTAATAGTAGCCGAACCACTAGTACCAGATATACTATAATCTGTTGTTTCAGCTTTTTTAACAAATATTTCTGCAGTAGCAGCTGCTCCAGTACCACCTGATATATTACCAAATCCTACAATAGGAGCAGTTGTATAACCACTGCCTTTATTAGTTGGTACACCAGCATTATCTAGAGATACTTGACCATTAGCTACGTCTACTGTTAAAGCTGCACTACTACCATCACCACCTGAAAATTCAAGAGCAGCATTAGTTGCGTCAGCATAACCAGCTCCAGCATTATTTAATACTACTTTTTCAACTTTACCTTGTCCTACATATATCTCTAAATCTGATGCATTCACGAAAGGAACAGTGACACCAGATACCACTGTCGGTGTTCCACTAATTGGAATTGTTTGTTCTGTTGCCATTGTTATTTATACATTGTTAAAATGTTTGCTGTTTCTCTTGTTTTAGTTTGACGCTTAAGATCTTTATCTAGCTGTTCTGCTTTTAGTTCCTGAATATCTCTATCCATAACAATAGTACTCCAAGCTATAGCTCTAGCTTTATCAAAAGCTTTACCTATTATGATATTATGATAATAATCTTTACTCTCATATGCGCCTCTATTACCATTCCTTATATCTCTATGCATTTCTGCAACAGAAGCTATAATTCTAGGATCTTCAGCTAACTTATTAAGAGTACGTTCTAGATTCTGCATACCTAAAGCCTTCTGGAACTTAGATCTAATGATTGGTGAATCAGTTAAATTAGTACCATCTGGACCGTAATAAACAGACAAACGTATATCATATCCACTATCGAATAATAGTTTTCTACCAGGTGAAGGGGTAAGATTTAGTTGTATAGGACTTACTGCATTCCACATTCTAGTGACAGGATCCCACTCTTTGACAGGTGTGTTGGGTTTCAGCATATCCCATTTAATAGGTAATGGTTCACTAGCTATATGTTCAGTTATTAAGTTCCTATTTCTTATAGCATTATCTATACCAGAACTTAATTCTCTAGTATATGGTGTAAATAGTTTACCAATTTCATTCCTTAAACCAGCTAAAGGTATTGTATTATTAGCTATATTAGCTAAAATACGTTCTGCTTGTCCAGGTCTACCTCCTACTAAATCAACAAACTGTTGCATACCAGCAAGATATGACTTACCAGTAACACCTTGAGCTAGTAAAAGAGATACTTTAAGTAGTTGATCTTCAGTCCACTCTTCTCCCATTAATTGACTAGCATCACCAATGTCAGCTATCATGGAGAATATTTGGTTGAATGGTTCAATAGAATCATATCCAAAAGATATTCCTCCTGGTAGTGTTATATTTCTTTGCTTATAACCACCGTCTATCCATACCTGTCTATTTTGTCTATCAATAGGACCGTTACCAGTTAGATCTCCTCTCATCCATGCCTGACTAGCCATGAATACAAGAGCAGAACCAATACCTAATCTACCTGTCTGTAATGCCTTAGCATTAGCAAGTTCAGCAGGACTAGTTATACCATATTTAGCAACATTCTCTAAGTTATTAGGAGTAGCAAAAGCTATATCATTAAACTCTTTAACTAAGAAGTTAAATCCAGGTGTATGTTTAGCAGTTAATTGTAAACCATTTACTCCAGTCCTAGCGAATAGGAAGAAAGGTTTAGCCCATGGATTAGCTTGGAAGACTTGGTTAAGACCACCAGCAAATCCAGTTAGTTCTTGAGTAAGAGTAACTTCTTTACGAGCAAACTTAGTAGCTTCATCAATTATATCTCCATTAGCATCAAAGATCTGACGATAGAAATCGTCTTCATATAATCTGATTAATTCTGGAGTTATCTCAGTATAAGCTGTTAGTTTACCTTGAGCCTGAGCGTCCATAGCAGACCTCATAGCCTTCTCTCTCATCTTAGCTCTACCTAATATATAAGCAAAAGCATCATCAGTTGCAGCCATCAACTTAGTGGAGTAAGTTAAGAAGTTAGTATTGTTCATATTCCTAGCTAGATTAGCCATGTTGAACCACGCTCTATCTCCTATAGAAGCTCTTCCACTATCTTCAGCCCATCTCCTTAAGATTTCCCAGTTATCATCACCTTTAGTATATTCAGCGAATCTAGTTTTAACAGTAGATAGATCTCCTTTCCAGTATGAATTTAACCTAGATTTAAATAAGTCAAATGATTCTGGTATGGATTGTATCATAGCATTCATTGAAGCTAATCCAGATCTAAGTGTAGCAGAATCTCCAGTAAAAGGATATCTAACAACACTACCTACAGCAGTAGACATAGGTCTGAGGAAGGTTGCTGTGCTTGTACCTAAAGCAGCTCTCATAGGGGTCTTAGGACCACTTAGGATGCTGTGTATCATTACACCTTCTAGTTCCCTCATAACAGCACCAATCTGTGCTTTACCTTCGATCTCTCCACCTTTGATCATCTTTCTAGCCCATGCATCAAAGTCATCTAGACTGTTGACAGTTTGCATAGAAGAGAATGCTTCAAATAGAGCCATCAATAAATTGTCATCTTCACTCTTATTAACGATATTAAGTATAGATTGAATAGATTGTCTAGTATCGGACATCTCCTTAGAGAGTGTCTCTTTTAGAAATTTTCTTTTTTTACCTGCACCTAATTCCCTAAAGTTTTGTGATTTAACAATTCTAGCTCTTTTAGTTTCTGTTAGAGCTACCATCATAGTATCTACTATTTGATCCAATGGACCATCAATACTATCAAGATTAGCAAAGTCTGCTATTTCTCTACCAGATATACCTCTATCTCTTATCTCTTGCAGTAGAGTACCAATGACCATATCAGCTACTACTACATTTTGACTTGTAATAGTTTTAACAGCATCATCTGTACCTCCATCAAATATATCGAATGATTCAAATAGTTCTTTCAAGTACTCTTCAGCTGGCATATCAGCTGGATTCCTACCTTGTGTTATACGTTGATGTGAGATAATAGAATCACCAAAGACTTCAACAAGTCTCTTTCTACTACCACCGACACTATCTAACACCTTCTGGAATCTTTCAGTACTCATCAATCTTTTTAGAGTTTGTTCAGCAATATCAGGATCTACATTACCTTCTCTTGCTACTCTTTCTTTTTGAACTGGTCTTACAACAGTACCAGAAGATCCTTCTTCAGCACCCCATTCCGACCTCTGTCTCTTCTGTCTCTCCCATACAATGAAAGGATCATCTTGAGAATAGTGAGCAGCTTGTTCAGGGTTAGCTATAGGTTTATTCTTACTGCCTCTGAATTCAAATTCATTCTTTCTTAGTTCTTGTAATCCTTTTCTAAGGGTTTCAAGTTCTATACTCTTACCTCTATCAGCTGCAGCTTGTATTACCTTTGAAGAACCTTTACCTAAAAGTATAGTAGCACCGTCAAATATAAGACCAATACCCATACCTTCAGTTATATTCTTTATTTTCATCCAGATAGGATGATCAGTATCTTTAGTACTTAATGGTGTATCTACCCAGCCATAACGATCTCTTAGCATACCTAATGCATTATGTCCATCTGATTCCTTAGATATCAAATCGGACGCAGCACCGACGCCAGCAGCTCTGATTAGACTATTAGCCATTATACCACCACCTGTTATACCTGCTCTAGCAGCAGTAACTTTAGCAGTAGGTATGATAGCAGCAGCCATAGAACCGAAGTGTACTACACCTCTAGCTAATTTACCCCACCATGTTTTAGTTTCATAGGTATTACCCATGTTTGCAAAAGGATCCCACTCAGGTTTGTATTCTCCTTTTTCTTCTCTTTCTCTTTGGATTTCTCCAGTAAGAGCATCAACAGTACGTTCTGGAAAGGTGGTAATAGAGGAGGCTGTATCCTGTAAGCCTCCTGCACCGATTGATACTAGTTCTTTTGCGTATGCCTTAGCACCCCATTTATCAGCGTTTCTTGGGTCTTGTTGTTCTGATACAGCTTGCTGTTCTTCTGATTGCTGTTGTTGTTGTATTTGTTGATTAGCTTCTTGTTCTTCAGCTAATCTATCTAAATACCTATTACCTTCTTCAGCTTCTTCAACGAGACTTTCATCACGTATATAGTTTGGATTTATTTCCATTAGTAAATCAATTTAATGTTTTTTCTAGAATTCTTTCTAAAAGAGATTCGGGCATAAGATCTTGCAATGTATATAGAATATCTCCTATAGGAGCACTACGTAAAAAATCTTCTAAGTCTTCTTCAGCTTCTCCACTAAGAAATCTTTCTACTAACTTTCCTAAAGAATTAAGATTACCATCATCATCTCTTAAAGCGTTATCTATAGCCTTTCTTGTACCTACTCCTGCTTTATATAAACCAGTTTTTTCGATAGATTCTCTAGTAGTTTCTGTTCCACCTAACATAGAAACATCTTTTTCAGGGAATGCTTCTTGAATTTGTTCTACAAAAGATTTTTGTTCTACTTCTGGTTCAGCTGGTGATGAAAAGTCTTCAGTGAATGCCCTCATACCTAATTTACTATCTATCTGAAAAGCAGCTAAATCAGGTGGCATTGTTCCTGGTTGCGAATATGGTTCTTCATCACCTGTTATTTCTTTATAGGCATCACTTAAGTCTTCAGAAACATACCCAGACATTATCCAATCATTATTAGTAGAATTAAATTTATACTGTGTATTTTGATTATATATTAATGCTCCATAAAAATCCGCCATTGTTAATTCAGGTTTAGATGCTGCTATCATTTTAAATGCCCAGTGAGGATCCCTACTAGCAGCTATTACATTAAGTGTATTAGCTGGGCTAGTTTTACCTAATAGAAGATCTTGTAATGGACCAGGGACTATCTTTCTTTCTGGATTAGGTTCATAAGAACCTTTCTCAAGAAAACCTGTAGATACAAGCCTCTGAAAACCAAGCTCACGTTGAGTATATAACCTGTTAGTTTTAGGATCTCTTATTCCTGTTTGATAGAATCTAGCATCTATTTCCTCTTTTCTAGCATGTGCTGCAGCCATCTCAACTAAAACTTTCCTTTCTGCTTCACTATGAGGGACATCTATATTTAGATGGAAATCACCTTTATTTATGTCTTTAGAGAAGTTGACAGAAGCTCTTTCAAAAGTTTGATCATAAACATTAACTGCTGTACCATCATAAAAACTTTGGTAATCTTTCTTTATAGTATCTAGTGTTCTTTCAATAAGTATTTCATCACTTAGTGCTGAACCTCCAGGTTGAGCTAATATAGTATTACGGATTTTTATATATGCTACTTTAGCTTGTCGATCTAATCTAGATTTTGATTCTTCATTTAAAAGATCACCTGTTAAATTCTCTTCTTTAAGGAATTGAGCTATTGAGGCATCAACATAACCAAAGTGTTGGTCTTTTTGATCCTCTGATAATTTCTTTTCACTAGCATCAATCCATCCTTTTATTTTTTTTAAGTATTCTGGATCAGTTATTAGATAAGCATCTTCTTTAGTTATATAACCATATTTCTTGAATGTCATCTCAAGTCGTTCAAATCTATTCTCTTCTGTTTCTTCAGCAGTAGATATAAGTTTTTTCACTTGCTCTGGTACTTCAGTAACACCCCAACTTTTTGAGTCTGTTAGAAATTTAGCATATACTTCTCTAGCTTTTTCTAATGTCATCTCGCCTAATGGAATACTAGCTACATTTTCTTTCACCCATTGTGTAGTTAATTTCTCCTTATAATCTTGTTTGAATTCGTATTGTTGTGTTTCTAATTCCTTTATTGCATTAAGTATAGGACCAGTCTCTTTAGGTCTTTGTACTTGTAAAGATGTTTCAGAACCATCAGCCCATTTTTGAACATAATTTAATACTTCTCTGCCTGTACCTGGTGGTAATTCTCCATTTAGGATACCTTCATGTACTATAGATAAAGCTTCGCTGAATGCGTCTCCTCTATTTTCAAATTCAGCTTTAAATCTATTTACATAATCTACTACTACTTTACCAGCTGCATTAGGATCTTTTCTATTTTTTAGAACGTTATCATATATGTATGACTTCTTAACTTCTGTAGCTTTCTCTGATAAAGCTAATGAGTTTTTAAGCTTCCATTCCTTATATAATGTATCATATAAATTTCCGACTTCTGGTCTAACAATATCTTGTATTTCATAATCGGAGACACCTTTTGTATATAAAAGATGTCTAATAGGTGCAGTAAGATCATTAAAAGTCTTTGTAAACTGCTCTTTATCATCTGCACCTAATAACTCAGTTTCTCTTAGAAAAGGTGAATAATAGTCAGTAAGTTGTTCTGCAAATTCTAATATTTCTCTTTGTGAAGGATTATCAGATAAAGCTATACCAGCATTATAAAGATCAGGATTACCTGTTTTGTGTAATTCTTTTAGGAATTCAATCTCAGTTTTTTCTGCTTCTTCTCTTTTTGCTTCAATTTCTTCTTTAGTAAATTTATCATAACCCTCATGCCAGGCACTATTAGTACCTAATTTATCTTTTATATACTTATCTGCTTCTTTTAATTCTTTAGCATACTTGGCTATTTCAAAACCAGTTTCAGTTAATTCAAGTAAAAGTGGTGATACATCTTTTAATCTTAAATACTCTTCATTTATCTTCCCTTGTCGTGCAAAGAAAGTTCTATAATCTTCTGTATTTTGATCTATTCTTTTATTTATAGATTCAGAGAGATTAGGTTCAGACTCAGTGTAATTATAAGCACTGATATCTGGGAGTGGATTATTTGGAAAAGATGATGTCATAATTAATATTTGATAGCTGAACCTATACCAGACATTGCACTACCTAAAAGCTCTCCATGTTTAGCGAGGAAAGTACCTGAAGCTGCTGACGATGCACCACCACTAGCAATAGCTCCACCTATTGTCAAACCTATCTTAAGTGCTTGTGTCAATTTATTTGTCCGAGGTATTAAAGTTGGTGGTAGTTTACTAGGAGGTAATCCTAATTCTTGTCTATTCCTTGCTCTTTGTTCAGTAAACTGTCTCTGAGCTCCTAAATATTGTCTAGCTAAATTAGATCCAACAGTATTACTCATTTGATACTCTAACATATTCTTCTTAGCTAGATGATTCATAAGTGCTTTTCTACCAGCAGTTCTAGATCTACCTTCTTGACTACTTAATCCTGATTCTTTACTGCTTAAATATTCTCGTAAAACATTTTCTGCTTTACCTCTAATAGAACCTTGTGCTCTTATTGATGATTCAGAGATATCACTAATAGTACGACTTAAACCCATAGCAGTTCTATGTAATCCTGTTACATAGTATGCCCCACTATTTAAGTAAGAAGTATGTCTATTATATGTTTCATGTATTTTCTGTTGATGTGCTGCTTTAGCTTCAGCAGCTCTAGGATCTGCACACACGGCAAAACTCGATAAAGGACAATTGATTAGGTCCATGTTTAAGTTCTCTCAAGAACTTGAAACCTAAAAATTTGAGTAGTTTTAAATGTACTATGTTACGTCGATCTACAATATTCCAAAGTAAAGGTTCTGTTCTACTCTCAACAAACCTTTTGGATTCTCTTGCAAACGTATGTGGGTATTCTTTAATAGCTTCTGTGCAAAGCATCCATATAGCTCCTTCTGGATTTACTCCAGCCATACCAGCAGTCTTGCCGTTAGGCACCGTGAAGTACACAGCAGAGCTCTCCTGAGAGATGAATTTAGCATATTCTATAGGATCGCACCCGTGACCCTCTTCTAGCTCTCTACGGTCTTCTAGACGTAGATTAGAGGCTACCTCTATAGCAGCCTCCAATGTTAGTGGGTGAATGTATTTAGACACGTTTATAATATCTTTGTGTATAATCTCCTTCCCAGCTCATTGAATGTAATGTAGCAGGTGTAGGGTTAGTTGATTTAAGTGTTATATCTACGTTTGTATTTCTTTCATATACTGGAATAGTTTTAATTGTTTCTGATGAATATGGAGCATCTCCTAAATCATAAGAATCTAAACTACTAGATTCATAGATGTCAGTATATGGATCTTTACCTACTTTACTAGTTAGTGTAGTTGCGTAAGAACCTATCTTACCAAAGTTTAAATTAATCCTATGTATAATTAAAGAAGCATTAGCATCTGTTCTACTAGTAGTACCTTTAGTTGCTGATAAATATAGTGTAGGAAAGTCTACTTGATAATCATATAAGAAACCTATATCTACTGCAGAACTAGACCAATCTTTTGGTACTTCAAGATAAATACCATTTCTAGTACCTATACTATATTGTCCATCAGCGTCAATAACAACTATGTCATTAGTACTAGATGATACATCAGATAACCATGTAGTAGTAAATGTAGTTGTATTATTAACAGAATTATACACACCACCAGTAACGTTAGGTATATAATTATCTAAGTGTACTAAATAATTAACTCCATCTTCATCAATACTCTGATCATCATCAGATTGTACTAAACTAACTTGTTGTAAGAAATTATCATCATCTAATATAAAAAATTGATCATCTATTATAAAATGATGCTTAATTGATTTGTTGAACTTCCATTTAAACCAAGATAATTGAGGTCTTTGTTCACCCATATTTAGATACTTAAGTCCATATACTATATCATTATTTGTATCAGTAGTACTAGTAAATAATACTATTTGATTCTCTCTAGAATTAGATATAATATCTATACTCTTAGGTAATAAACTTGATACTAATTTACTGGTCTCTACAATAATAGGTTCTCTTTCTCTGTCTACTACAGACATTTCATTAAACCTACTATACTTACCAGAATTATCTATATAACCTATAGTAGTACCTAAAGATATAGGTGGTACACTTTTATTATAATTGTAAGTAGATACACTTTTTAATTTAGCTGTATCTGGATTAAGTATAGTATCATCAGAAGTAAGTAAGAATTGTTGGTTAGTACTGAATACTAAAAGACCAACTGCTAATTCTATACCGTCAAATAAAGCAGCTGGAAATGTAGAACTACTAGCTATATCAATAGGATCAATAGCACTAGTTGTTATAGCTGTTTCAGCCCAGAAATTAGGTGTAGCGAATTCACCTGGTTGAGATGCTATTACATTTTCACCAGATAAAAATACTAATCTATTACGAAAGAATAAGACTTTATTTATTTTCTTATTAGCAAATGTAGGTAATGGGTTTGTTGTATCATCTCCTATTTCTCGATCAGCCCATGTATTCTTCTTAATTAAAAAGTCTCCATCTGCTTGACGTGAAAGTATATGAGGCATAGTAGTAGCATCAAAGCTTTTAACTATACCTGGTGCTGCACACTCCACCCAGTCACCATTACCATCTAAACCACCTTCACCTTTAAATTTCAAGTAATGATCATCTTCTTCTGATATAGAAGAGTTAACCACTTTAACAATATAGTTATCTTTACATTGATTAGGTAATAAACTTACATTATTAACTTCTGACTGCATTACTCTCATTAAGTCTGGATCATTTATTTCTACATTAAATGAAGAATCAGAATATAAATATATTCCATTACCAATGACTTTATAAGATATACCTGTACCTTCTAATTCAGCTGTTATACCTCCTATTATAGTATCCATAGTTATAGCTGTATCAGCATCAAATGGTGTTGGATCAGGACGTACTGCTTTTATATTTGCCTTTATATTAGTTGTTTCTATTTTATCTACGTTTAGAGTATACTGTGGTTTAGTAGTATCAAGAACTCCAACTACTGCACCACCAGCAGCACTTAGCATGGAAACTATAGCTTTATCATCTGTATCCCAACCTTCACCACCATGTAATAAGTTTACTGTTTTACTATAGTTACATACAAAATCATTAGCATCAACACTACCATCATCAGATGATGAGTCGTATTGACTATTCTGACCTAATGTAGTTATTCTGAATATTAAATTTTTTTTATTAGATGCTGCATTATAAGCTGAATCTGAACTATCAGTAACATTAATTGTAAGATTATCATATGAATCAGCAGAGTTAACATAGAATACTTGTGTACCTATACCTCTACAACTTCCAGTACCAGCATCTGTTGATAATGTATCAGATGCAAGTCTTATACTAGTAGCTCTTTTTATAGTAACTAAGTCTGCATCTGCATCACTATTGTATAAATTTAAAGAGTACTGTCTACCATTCTCTGTTCTTAGTATCTCAACATAAGCAAAGTGAGCATGGTCTCTGGCAGTAGTTGTACCTGTAGTATTAACAGTTTTAGTTCTATTATTTATATAAGTAGTATCATTAATACTTAACGTTTGTAAATCCTCTGTAGCTGTAGCAGTACTAGGAGTTAAGTAAGTAGTTATAGCAGCATGATCAGAATTAGTTGAATCATATGCACTGTTATCTGTATGATACCAGACATCTTTTTCAGCACCATCTTCTTTTACACTCCATACTCTTACCTTACCATCACTAGCTATCTGTCCTATATAACTACCTTCAGACTCATCTCTATAGTAATGGAACCAAGAACCATTAGACTGTACATTAGTTAGTTTATCAGTTCCTATTCTTTTACTGCCAGGTCTTTTATATAAACCTGATACTACATCAGGTATAGCATTTAATATACTTTTAGTCTGACCTGGGAATTTCAATTGATCAGGCTGTTCTGACATACCTGCAAAGTAATTAGGTATTTGTTGTGAAACTCCAGTCATTATCTTCTAAGATTCCTCCAGGGTTTATAAGTAGATATAGAGCTGTCATCTGGGAATCCAAACATACTATGATTACCTTGATTACATTCATACTCCAGGCAAGCTGCCCTTGCAAGAGCCTCTTGTGAAGATAATAGCTTAACTAGTTCAGGGTTAGCTACAAGCTGTGTAGCAGCCATTCTTGACGCTCTGTGGGTTATGTATCTTCTAAAGACTATAGGTATGTTTTCAAATTCATATAGGTATACAACATCTAAATCTATTGCTTCAGTCCATGTTTGAGTATGATCTAACTTATCATATAATTTTCCATTCTTATTTATTACATCATATTCTCTAGAAGACCAATCATCAGACACATCTAGTTTAAGTATATTATCTGCTATAGTTATTTCGTCATTAACTGGAGTGAATTCTACATGATTCTCTGTGTTGAAGTGCCAGCCTTCACTCTGTACATCAACATTAGAATCTCTAAGTAGATTAAATATAAATGCTACTTCTGGATTTTCAAAGGTTAGGGAGGAAATGGGAGACTGTCCTATAGCTCCCAGTATTGAATTTACTGCGGAGAGTTTTGTCTCGTTATCAATTGTCGTGGTAGCCATAAGGATTATTGTTTAAGGAGGGAGACCGAAGCCTCCCTATGTGTTTAAGTTACATCGCAGCTTATACCAGGATAAGCAATTCTGAGGTTTTGAGTTTCAGATTTGATAGCATTAGAACTACGAATATCGGTACCCCCACCATCGGTGCGAGATACGCTTTCACGGACTGCAACAGCAGCACTACATACAGCAGTGTTACCAGCAGCGACTGAGTTAGCCATAATTATTTATTTAAGTTAGCAAGCTCCATATTTCAGAGCTGTTAATCCATTAGATAATACAGTTCTACCATATTCTCTAGGAGTTGGCATATTCAGATTGATGGATAGTACTCCACCTATGCCTGTAGTATTAGTTTGCTTCTTGCAAACCCCAGGAGCAACTGACATAATATATACCTCTTATGCGCTGTTAAGAAGTTCGATTGAAGCAGCAGGGTTAAGTGTACCAACTCCCATTGCTAAACGACCTACGATAACATCACCTTGATAGAGTACTGATACGTCACCTGAAGTTACTTGAACTTGAGGACCAATTGCTTCTACAACAGCAGCGGCATCTTTATAATAGATTAGACCACAGTGGTTAGAGAAGTCTGCTGAATCAGCAGGTTGACCTGTACCAGCAGCACTGTTAGAACCAGTCTCTTCAGTTACAGTACCAGCTAAGAATGGTAGGTTATTAGAACGCTTGATTTGAATACCAGCGATTTCATATAGACCTTCACCAGAGTTTAAGTTACCCTGATTGTTACCATAGTCTCTGTTGAGAATGTTAGAAGATACCTGAGATACTAGTGCATAGTACTGACGTGGGTTTAGCACAGCAGTTCTGCCTTGCTTAGGCATATTCTTTTCATCAAGAATAGAAGCTGCTTCAAAGAAAGCATCAACTAGTGCTTGAGCATCATACTCTTTACCAGAACCAAGTTTGATCTGAGATCCACCAGGCTCAGGGCCAGGTGCTGCAGTGATTGGAGAAGCTTGTCTAGCTGACTTAGCAATAGCTCTGAAGACTTTCTTATCATAAGACTCAGCTAAAGCATGACCGATCTTCTTACTGATTTCTCCACGAAGTGAGTAATGAGCAAGTGTTTCATCTAGGTCATAGATAAATGCTGAACTGATAAGGAGGTCATCACAAGTGATGGTCTTCTCTGCTACTGGAGGATCACCTGAACCAAGTATAGGTGTTCCTGGGGTATGATATGCAGCTTGCATACGACCCGTGAAGATGAACTGTAAAGATTTACCGTTCTTTAGTGAACGTCTCTGTACTGTATCTCTTGCAATTGTTGCTGACTCATAAGCTTTGAAGAGCTCTCCTGAGAACAGCTTAAGGTAGGTTCCATACTTACTATCATAAGCATTAGAACCAGAAGTATCAGATACCAGCTTATTAACTGAACCTAATACTGACTGTGTGGCATTAGCCATTGTTATTTAAAAAAATGTATTTGTTTACTGTCTTCCAGCTGAAAATTTTTTGATCATTTGTTGTGGTCTATCCCACCGTCTAGACGGCTAAAGGGTATCCTCCATAGAGGGCCAAAAGCCAAAGGAAAAGGAGTCCGACACTGAGGTGCTCCTGATCCGAAGTCATTTAGAACTTCTTGATTTCAACGTATGATCCTTCAAGAACAATTACAGGAGCTGCGTTGTTAGCTACTTGTCCAAATTGAAAATTAACAGTACCAGCTGTAGCACCATTTTCAATTATACTTTCCCACTCTAAGTAACCAGCTGTACCAGCTACATCTATTTCTTTTACAGGATCAGCTGCTACATCTACATCAGAAACCAAAGTTCCATCAGGTTCTAAACCAGTAGCTGCTGAATGAATAGAAGTTACTGTTGGAGTATCTAGTTTAAACTTAGCTCTACCAGTAGTATTCTGTGTATAATGGATGCGATACTTAAGGACTAGTCTTTCATACTTACCTATAGCAACATTGAAAGGTGTGATAGTTCTGTAAGTAGCACCTTCATCAGTTGCAGCAGTTTGATTACCAGCTGGACCATATCCAGCAGCATCTGTTTCCCACTGTTCTGCTAGTACTTTGATATCCCAAACAGGAGAACTATAAACTACACCACCTGTAGTGGTGTTGACATTAAAAGCCATTATTAAATTAATCGAGTCCAGTATGGTTCCGCCATACCAGTGTTAATCCCTGACCGACTACAACGGACCGTAGCGGTTTAAGGTCAAGGGAATTAGTTAGAGATCCTACACTGAGGTGTCTCTAACCTATGGTATTGAAGGTGTGATTCTTCAACATAAATAAAAAAGGCCAGCAGTCCGAAGACCACTAGCCATAGTTCATTGAATTTCTTCACAGAGTAGAAAGAGCTTCTTCTAAGGAAATATCCTCATCGAATAATTCTTTAGTTTCCTCATGCTCTTCTGGTTTGTCGTGATGAGATTCGGTTTTAGGTGTTTGATGAGTCATTAATTACTTTGTAGTTTTGGTGTACTCAACGCCACGATATACGTAAGTTACAGTCATGTGTAAAATCCATATACCAAGCCCCGTTCCATGCTTGGGTGTCATGCGCCTCTGATTGAAAGAGGTGAACGGACGTTGTTTAATATTTTTTTGTTTTAACAGGTTTAGGTTTACCTACTTTTACTTTAGGCATTTAATGTTACCTCTGTTGCCGCTAAGTCTAGCGGGAAATTGTGTGCGTTTCTTTCATGCATTACTTCCATACCTAGATTAGCACGGTTCAATACATCTGCCCAAGTGGG